AAGTTTAGTTATATTATATAGTGAAAAAATATGAGTGATGTTTATATAAAAATAAAAGCAGGTGGGGTTGCTCCCGTTGGTGCTACCTTAATGAAGACAGGGCAAACAACATCCTATCGTACAGGAGACGATGGAGACTTGCAAGCAGGTAGAGCAACTGACTTTTTCACTTTAGCAGTTAATAATCCTTTCGGCAACACTAACCGCTTCACAGACGAATTAGGAGGTACCACTTACACGAATGATATAGTGATAGATTGGAGTACTTATGACAATATAGCAGGTACTGTGTTAGGGTATAGAAGGACAGTTAATCCAAGCAATGTGAATTGGGACACGGCAATAGACCAATGTTTACTTGTTAGTATTGGTACATTTACAAGTGGATGGAGGTTGCCAAATAGAGCAGAGATATTTAATATAATGGTTCACGAAGGAGCAACTTTAAATTATCCGCTTAATTACGCTCCTTTCAATATTTCATTAGCAACTATTTTCTGGTCAGCAACTACTAACGCTACAACCACTACACAAGCATTTTCTTTGGCGAATAATGCAAGTGCGACATTAGCCTCAGCTGTTAAAACATCAAACGGAAGATACTTTCCTTGTAGAACATTCACAGTAACAGGAACAACACTAACATAAAATAAAAATGACAACTTATAAATTTGAACAATTCAACATTGAGATAGTTAACCCAACTATTACTGCTAACGCAGACTCAATTAACATTCAACCATCAACAAATACAATCGCTGTTGATGTAACTTTGACAACTGACTCTGCTACTTTTGGAGTACGGTTAGATGCTATTCAGTGTCAGAACATGAACTATGAAGGAGAAGAAAATCTACTACTCCGAGTTAATGAACGTCTACAGGATTTTGAGGTGTAGCAATGCCTTTTAATATTAAAATAAGAATAACCAACCTCAGATAGTGAACAAATATAGTAAAAAATGGCTGATTTCCCTCAAGATAAAAAATACAATAAACTTTGGAAACGTTCCTCGTTTAATGGTACTATATTTGAAGGAAATAACATTTCCGAACTAACCAACAACTCAGAATTTTTAAATCAAGAACAAACTGACAGACTCTATCCAACCTCTCAATCATTTAATGATTTGAATGAAGTAGCTATAAGATCTACTACAAATTTTTATATAGTAGATGATTTTATAGATGAATACTTTGATGATGTAGATGAATTTTTTGAAACATATAACACAGGATCATTTTCGGGAAGTTTTGAAGGGAATTTGAGTGTAAAAGATGTAATGTTACTATCCCCCCTCAACAGTTTACCTGAAACTGCTCTACCTGGATCATTAGCATCCTTAAGAAATGCAGAAAGAGGAAACATTTCTTTATATTTTTATAATGGGTCTGAGTGGGTTTTAGTAACATAAGACATATTTATAATAAAATTAAATGGCAATACTTTCAAAAACAGGAATTACAACCGGACAAACAGTTGAACCTGGACATGTAACTCAATCTATAGATGCTTTTACAGGAATAGAAGCATACGACATTTTCCTTTCAGGATCATTTAATATGACGGGTTCTATAAATGGAGAGCCAGGAGTTATAAATAGTTTAACCTCCTCATATGCTGTAACAGCATCAAATGCTATAACTGCATCATATGCTCTAAATGCGGGAGCATCTTTTCCATACACTGGATCAGCAGCAATTTCAGGATCTTTAACAGTTGATGGTAATATATCAGGGAGTCTTATATTAGGTACAACCCGCACTACTAAAGAATATAATCGTTTAGACAATGATCCTCAAATTTCTAGTACCTTAGCCACTTTAGGAATATATGCAGGATCAATAACTAGTATAAATTTACGCTCCAGCAACACAAATTTCATAAGACTATCTCTCCCATTATTAAGTAATAGCCAATTTGGTGATAGATATGAATTTATAATAAGTGAAAATGCTGCATCTGGGGGTACTGCCCTTTTTCGTTTAAACTGCGCTACAGGTGATAGGATGTATGGTAGTGTAATAGGTGCTGATGGTGGTTCTCTATATAGTACTGGAAGCCTATACATCTCTACAGGAGATGGAAATGGAAGAGTAGGAGATAGAATTATGGTTACCTCGATCATTGGGATGGATAGTAATAGATATTGGGCGGTTGAAGCTATTGTTTCTGGGTCTGCTGGATATTTGTTTGTATAAATTTTTAACCAATAAATTAAAATAAATTATGTCAATTGTTACAGAAAAAAATGTTTTAACTAAAGAAGAATTAGATAATCTACGTTCTTTACAACAAGATTTCCAAAGTATCCAATTTGAATTGGGGGAAATTGAAATTATCAAAATTCAAATGGAAGAAAGATATGAGAGTGCTAAAAAACTCTTAAAAGAAACTCAAATAAAAGAACAATCTTTTACAAATTCTTTAAAAGAAAAATATGGTGATATCTCATTAAATGTTGAAACTGGAGAGTTCTCTAGAATAGAATAAAACTCTTAAATATTTATAAATAAAACATTAGATGGCCGAAACAATATTATCTCCTGGAGTAGTAACCAATGAAAACGATCAGTCTTTCATTTCCCAACAACCTATTGAAGCGGGTGCAGCTATAATTGGCCCCACAGTAAAAGGACCAGTTGAAAGACCTACAATTGTAACAACTTATTCTGAATATGTAAACAAGTTTGGTACCTCTTTTATTAGTGGAAGCCAAAATTTTACCTATTTTACTTCTATATCTGCATACAACTATTTTAATAATGGTGGAACTTCACTTTTAGTAACCCGTGTTACAAGTGGATCTTTTACTCCTGCTACAAGTAGTAACGTAACAAACAATGTTTTAGCTGTACCTGGAAATACTGCTTCATTTTCATTAGATGTATCTACCATTGTTACAGGTTCAGCAACAGGATCTTTACAAGGATTTGGTTTATTAATTGGAACTAACTATTATGGTGCACATCCCAATACAGTTGGGCTAAACTTTGTAGGTGGAGGTGGAAACGTAGTTTCTCAATTTGTTACAGCATCTACATTAGCTGATACTGACGAATATATGGCGGCTGCAGTTACAGGATTAAACCTACTAAAATCCTCTACAGGAGTTACAGCATCATATTCTTCTCCTAACATTACTCTTCAAGCAATAGATGCAGGAACTTCTTTAAATGGAACTACAATATTCTATAATGACGCTCCTTCATCCTTTATCCTCCCAACATTATTCCTCCCAGGATCAATGTCTGGTGGAACCCCTAATACTGGAGATAATGCTTTTACCTTAGAAACTTTATCTGAAGGAATCATCATGAACATTGATAGAACTGAAAACTCAGATGGATCCTTACCTTCAGGTTCAGCAGATAATGTAAGATGGCAAATAATTTCCCCTAACACCTCTTCAGGAACCTTTACTTTATTAATTCGTAGAGGGGATGATGATAACAATTCTCCCGTAGTATTAGAAACATGGGATAATTTATCATTAGACCCAGTAGATCCAAACTATATTGAAAAAATTATAGGTAATCAAACAACTACCATAGCAACAGATGGATCAGATACTTACCTTCAACTTTCAGGTAACTATCAAAATCAATCCAAATATGTTAGAGTTAAGGAAGTAGTTTATAAAACACCTAACTATTTAGATAATGCTGGTAACCCTGTATCAGCATATACATCTTCAATTCCTGTAGCAGGAAGTGGTTCATTTGGAGGTGCTTTAGGTACAAATCTTCCTACATTAGGTAATTACTATGAAAATATATCTAACACAAGTACTCAAGGTTTAGTAGCTTCTGAATATGTTCAATCTATTAACTTACTTTCTAATAAAGATACTTACCAATTCAAATATATTACAGCTCCTGGATTAGTTAAAGATTTTGCATCTCATGCCTCTGTAGTTACCTCACTTATAACAATGTGTCAAGAAAGAGGAGATACGATGGCTGTAGTTGATATGTTAGACTATAATGCTAACATTACTGAAGTAGTAACAGAAGCTGCCACAGTAAACAGTTCATATGCTGCTACTTATTGGCCTTGGGTTCAAACTGTAGATCCTAATACAGGACAACAAGTTTGGGTTCCTGCCTCAACTATGATTCCTAGCATATATGCCTTTACAGATTCTACAACTGAACCGTGGTTTGCTCCTGCAGGAATTAATCGGGGTATATTATCAACTGTAATTAAAGCTGAAAGAATTTTAACACAAGGAAATAGAGACACACTATATCAAGCAAATATTAACCCTATTGCTACATTCCCAAACACAGGAGTAGCAGTATTTGGACAAAAAACTCTTCAGAAAAAGAAAAGTGCTCTTGATCGTGTGAATGTTCGACGATTATTAATTGAACTAAAAAATACCATTAAACAAGTAGCAGATAATTTAGTATTTGAACAAAACACAATAGCTACACGTAATGATTTTTTATCTCAAGTAAACCCTTATCTAGCCTCAGTACAACAAAGACAAGGTTTATACTCGTATAGAGTTGTAATGGATGATACAAACAATACCCCTACTGTAATAGATAATAATCAACTTGTAGGTGCAATATATATACAACCTGTAAAAACAGCTGAATTTATAGTACTAGATTTCAATGTAACATCAACTGGAGTTACTTTTGACTAAAAATATAATATTTATAATAAAATAAATCACTAATAGAAAATGGCAAACTTCACAGCATCTCCTGGAGTATCACTTAATGAAATAGATAATACTTTTATTTCCCCACTCCCAGTCAAAGTAGGAGCAGCAATTATAGGACCAACAGTTAAAGGACCAGTTGAAATTCCTATAGTTGTAACCTCTTATTCAGATTATAAAAACCGATTTGGGGGTTCACTTGTAAGTGGAAGTGATACTTACTCTTATTTAACCTCAATTGCAGCATATAATTACTTTAATAATGGAGGTGAAACTCTATTAGTAGCTCGAGTTGTAACAGGATCATACACATCTGCTACATCAACTACAATTTCAAATTATATTGATGCAACCTCATCCTCATTTGCTCTAGAAACAATTTCTGAAGGAGTTATCATGAATAACTCAGGTGCTCTAAACTCAGATGGATCACTAGTTTCTGGATCTGCAGATAATGTTAGATGGGAAATTACAAACTCAAATACAGGATCAGGTACATTTAACGTACTAATTAGACAAGGTAATGACAAGACAAACGGTAAAGTAGTTCTTGAATCATTCAATAATGTAAACTTAGATCCAAATTCTCCACGTTATATTTCACGTGTAATTGGTGATCAAGTAATTGCTTATAATTCTGTAGAGAATCAAGTTGATATTGCTAGTGGTTCATTCCCTAATAACTCAAGATATGTACGAGTTAAAAATGTGACTCCTACCCCAAACTATTTTGATAATACAGGAACAGCAGTTTCTGCTTATACAGCTTCAATTCCTCAAAATGGATCTGGTTCATTTAGTGGAGCAACAGGAGATGTAAAAGCAGGAGCTAATTTTTATGAAAATATTTCAAACACTGATACCCAAGGATTAACCTCAGGTAACTATACTAACATGGTTAATCTTCTTTCCAACAAAGATGATTACCAATTTAATATCCTATTAACCCCAGGCCTACTAAACTCTGAAGGAACTCATACTGGAGTAATCAGTTCTATTATAACAAATACACAATTACGTGGAGATAATATTTATGTAGTTGATATGGTAGATTATAATGGAACCTTAGCTGAAGCAGTAACTCAAGCTCAAACACGAGATACTTCATACGCAGCTACTTATTGGCCTTGGTTGCGTATCCAAGACCCAGAAACTGGTAAACGCGTATGGGTACCTGCTTCAACTATGATCGGAGGAGTATACGCATATAATGACAGAGTAGCCGCACCTTGGTTCGCACCAGCAGGTATTAATAGAGGTGGATTAGGATCTGTGTTAAGAGCTAAAACTAAACTATCTCAAGCAAACCGAGATGAGCTATATGATAATAACATTAACCCAATTGCAACTTTCCCTAAAAAAGGAATTGTAGTATTCGGACAAAAAACTCTACAGAAAGGTGCTTCAGCGCTTGATAGAGTGAATGTTCGCAGATTGTTAATTGA